CAGAAAACACGCTGAACGGCATATCCAGGTATTCCGTCATGGGAAAATGCAGGCGCCGCCCCAGAAAACGCATCGCCCGGATCAGTCCTCTTTCGGTCGCTTCCCGGGCGGGAGCATAAAAACATTAAACGCGTCCAGCAGTTGGGCATAATCCGCCGCCGTCAGCTGCCAGATATCCTGCTCACTGAGGTTGCACAGCAGCGCAATCATGCGCGCTTCTTTTTCTTCTTCACTGCCGCGATCTTTGGAAAAGGCGATGCGGTCACGCACCAGCGGCTCGCGCAGCGTCACCTGGTTGAGCGCACTGCCATTTTCAAGCGTGACGGGGGAATACAGTTTGATTACACGGGTTTCACCAGGAAAAGACATGTTTATCTCCATAAAAAACGGCCCGCAGGCCGTTACAGAGTTATATAAAGGAAGAAAGACTCAGAGGCGGACTTTAGCCGCCAGGCCGGACAGGACATCCACGCCATTCACCCGGCGCGCGAAGCGCTCGGTATCGATGGCAAAGAGTTCCCGGCCATCTTTGGTCTGGCGGTAATAGCTCACCGCAATCTCCACCGTGATGGCATTTTCCGACAGACTGTCCTTGCCCCGCGCATCCGGCGTGACGGTCTGCACAAAGCCTTCAATCTCCTCAATGGTGCCGAGCGCGGTACCGTTCGCCAGATAGCCCTGATACGCCGTAAAGCGCGGGCGGCTGCCGCTGACAAAACCAAAAGCGGTCAGCATGTCCGTGTCCACGCCGTAGAATTTCAGCTGGCAGGTCAGCGCCTCCATACCGTCATCCACGGGTGTGGGTGCGTCCTGCGCGCCGGTGCGCAGGTCAGTTTTGACAATGGACAGTGTCGGCGGTGTGAATTCATGCGCGCCCTGAATGCGGACCCCCTGCCGGAAGAAGGTCCAGACGCGTAATGTGTTTTTTTCGCTCATGCTGCCAGCATCTCCTCAAGCGCATAGTTGTTATTCACCCGGACGCGCAGGCTGATAAGCTCAGTCGGCGATTTCGGACCAAAGTCATAGTTGATGTACAGCACGCCCGCCGCCATGCTCTCGGCGGTATTAAGCTCCTCATCCAGCCAGGCGCGACCGCCGAAAATAGCACCGAGCCCGACCAGCTGGCGCATATAGGCGTTGATCGTGCCGATAATGTCGTCAGCGTTCTCCCGGTCCAGCGGACGGTCAACGTACTCCAGCATCGTTTCCTGAATACTGTCCTCGATGACGTCGGCGGTACGGCGAACCGATTCAAAGCGCCACTGCGGGTTGGTACCACACAGGCGGTTCCCCCAGTGCTTAAACCCGGCGCGGCGAATAATGGTGGACACGTTCTGCATGTTGAGCAGGTTCGCGTCGCAGTTTTCATCGCCGAGAATGAACTCGTCGATTTGCTCCACCCCGAGGATGTTGTTGATGTCCTGGTTGGATTTACTCCACCACCAGCCCTTCTCAAAGTCGATACGGGCGCGCAGCCCTGCCGCAAAGGCAGAATACGGACGATAGACCAGCTGACCGTCGGCGTTGCTGACCTGAACACGCGGGCGCAGCAGCTCGGTGCGGGTACCGTAAGACTGACGACGCTGCACAACCTCCTGCAGCGTGGCACCGGATTCACAGTCAACATACGCCACCGCCCGCAGCTTGCCGGCAACGGTTTCCAGCGCCTTGCCCACCGCATCATCCTCACTGAATCCCGGCGCAATCACGATTCGCGGCTGGTACGTCGTCACGGATTTCGCTGATGACAGCGCCCCAATTCCGGCCAGAACCGCCGCGCGGGTCCTCTCTTCATCGGTTTCTTCCGCCACACGCACCACCACCGTCAGGGCATTTCGCTGGTCGTTGATTTCGGTGAGCGCCTGTTTCAGCGTACCTTTATCACCGAGGCGGGAAAGCATCGTGGTACCGACAATCGCAACGGGCGTATTCAGCGGGAACGGCTCATCCTCGCCACCTTCAAGCTGCTGCCTGAACGGTGAGACAACGCCATCGCCACTTCCCGTTGCGCTCACTTTCACGTCAGCCACCGCGTTCACCGCAGCAACAACGGCTGCAGGGGTTGCCGTCAGCTTGCCGGTTTCATCGCAGCCAAGCGTGATGGTCAGCGTTAATGCCGCCGCGTTCCAGACTGCGGAAGTCTCCACCTCCGCAGGATTTTCCGCATCGGGAATACCGGCTACCGCCTCAACCACCACCACGTTGCCTGCCCTGCCGGTGATTTTCGCGGCAAAATCCACAACGTTATCCAGAATGGGGGTTCCTGTGCTGACACTGGCCGGCGTACCGGCAGAGGCATCAGGCGCAGTACCCACCAGACCGATAATGGCCGTCTGGATCGTCGTGACCGCGACCGTACCGGATGTCAGCTCGATCGTTTCCACACCATGTAAATTCGCCATTTATTTTCTCCAGGCATAAAAAAACCTGCCGCGGCAGGTCACATTTTCTGATTGGGGGGATTCGTGGTACCACCGCCGTCACCATTTTCTTTATGGCTATGGCCGTTGTAGGTTTCGCGGATCCCGCTCATTTTCCCGGTACCGTCCGAAATCTCCTGTGTCGCACCGATATTTCCGGCCACGTTCGTGTCGGCATTTATCTGCGTTTTCCCCTGAACGGTCAGGGTGTCGGTGATTTCCACCGGGCCGTCCAGCGTGCCTTTCCCGATGATTTTGTAGGTGCCGTTCTCCGCCAGCGTGATGGTCAGGGCATGCGCCGCACGGTCATAGCGGATCTCGGTACCGTCGCCGTAGCGGGTGATATGTTCACTGTCGCTGCCCTCCGGTACCGGCAGACCGCCGGTATTCCAGCCGGGAAAGACCCGGCCATTATTCAGCTCGCCCGCCTCCGACAGCACCGTGACCGCATCTCCGATCGCATACGGGTTAGAGTCAGCCCGGTTTGCGCCAGAAAAGCCCTGGCAGAGCGGCAGCCAGGTAGTGATGATGTCGCCCAGATCCACCCGGCACTTCGGTATACCGTCATGCTTAACGGAGTGAATAACCCCGCGCCGCACAATATTCGCCAGGCGGCGCTGTAAATCGCCCTCGATATCACTCATCGGGTTTTGCCTCGTAAATCAGCTGATAGTCATCCACATGTGCCCGACCGATATCCGGTGCCTTGCCCAGCCAGGCCGCTTTCAGCGGGGCATTCAGCTGTGCAAACGGATCCGCACCAAAGGCGGCTGACTGTGTGAAGGAGATCCGCCAGACCAGGTAATCATCCATGCGCGGATCAAACTCATCGCGTGCTGCATCGATAAAGATGGCTGGCTCAAGACTGGTCAGGCCGAACTGCTGGCCGTCAATCCACTGCGTGATATCTGCGGCCGCCGTGCGCAGGAAAATTTCCGGGCGACTGACACCTGCCCCGGCCGCATCCACCACCACGAACAAATCACAGGACAGATTAACGTTGAGCTGCCCCTCGTTGCCCCCGCCCTGCTCCCAGCCATTAATGGAGAAATAGACCGCCGGGGTGGTCAGTCCGGTAAATCGGGGGACATTTTTTTCCGGATAGGCATCGGCGTCGCGCACCCAGTCAATTTTTTTCAGCGCGCCGGTGACAGCATCGTGATACTGCCCCAGCAGCAATGGCTCAGCCATGGTTTACCTCAGACAGATATACGGGCTTTCACACGCCCGCGCAGATCGGTTTCAAAGTGATGCATGAAAATCTCCATCGCCTCAGCAAAGGCGTTATCCTCGATGTAGTTCAGCATCGGCTCATAAATATCAACTTCCGCCTCGCGGGTACGACGGGTATCCGGATCGCGAATAACCACCGTCCGCCGGTTTTCACGGCGGGAGCGCGCCACCTCCCCGTTTTCAAACGTGCGCGGGGAAAGCAGGCTGCCCTTTGGGGTGAATCCGGCGTTTTCTGCCTGGCGTCGCGCCTTTATATACCGCCCGGTGGATTTATCCCGCCGGGTATGGTGAGGCCTGCCCCGCCCGTTAATCCGGCCTTTCAGGTCTTTTACCTTGATGGCATTGAGACCAAACCAGAGACGAAAATTATCCAGTTGTGACTGAGAAGCGCGATCAAGACGAAAGGAAAGCAGACGCCGGCGCACCAGATCCAGGCTGCGTGGCGCCAGCCCGTCTTTCAGGTCTGCCATCGCTTTTTTACGCAAGGTGGCGGCGGTACGTTTCAGGGCGCGAGAGTACGCCGCCCGAAACTGTTTATGGGTGGCACCGATGTGCTCCGCAATCCGCCAGATGGCATCCACATCGATATCGACAGGCAAATCCCGTCGCAGTCTGGACTCACGCGCCATGTCAGCTCCACTTATTGATATCCGGCTGCACCTTACCCGGTGCGCCATACGCCAGCGTGACGCGGGTACGGCCTTCTTCATCAGCCCCGACGTGCGTCACACGATAAGCCGTGCCGTTGATCTCCACGCCGTGATGCTTCTCAAGCCCCGCGATATCGGCGGTCATCGCGCTGAAGGCCGGAGAGCGATCCTGAATCTGCCCCCCGCCCTGCACATCAACCGGGGCATCCGGCGTCTCGAAAATCACGGTAACAGGACGCAACTCAGCGTCGATGGACAGGACAGCTGGCACCTCTTCGGCAAATGCCCGGGAGATCCGGGCATCCGCGTTTAACAGGCGTTGACGAAAGCGGTTCATCAGAACCCCAGGCGCACGCGGGTTTCGGTTTCGCCGGGGTTGTTGGTGATCCACGCCGTGCCCGCCACCACCAGCGCGTCGTCGGCAGGCTTCACCGCCGTCAGCAGCCCGGCATCGTTAAGGTACAGTTTTGTGCCGCGCTGCCAGGTTTCGTCCGCCACTTTAGGCAGCACAAAGACCCCAGTGGTATGCAGAACGCCCTGACCGCCGTCCGGGATATCCCCGTGTGCCACGCCCATAAACTGCCCGACCGCCACCGGATCGCCGGATTTCACGTCATTACCCGTGCTGTTGCTCCAGTCCATGGTGGTGCCGTCCTGATAATAATTTGTCGCCATCGTTATTCTCCGCAAAGAAAAGGGGCGGTCAGCACCACCCCGGGTATAAAAAAACCGTCAGATGACGGTCGTTATTTTTTGGTGACTTTCACCATGCCACGGTGGTCAAGCGCGGCCACACCGGCATCGATGCGCACCTTGAAGGCGGCACCGTCAACGGTGAAGCCCTGCTGCTGCTCCAGATACGGGGTGTCGATGCCATCGAGATAGGCCACCTCAATGGTGTCGCGACCCTTCGCGGCCGCCAGGTAGTAATCCGTCGGGCTGCTGTCATCCAGTCGCGCCTCAGAAAGTACCGTGGCGAAGTTCTGGATCGGGTTGGAAATGCCGCTGTTGGCATCCGCACCCGGCACGCTGGCCGATTTGATCAACTGATTCGCGCGTGACTCAATCGCCACCGGCGTCAGCATAAAGGCCGGGCGAATGTTCAGGCGGCGATCGCCGGATTTCTGCAGCAGCATCGCCTGGCGTGCGGAATCCAGTCCTTCAATACTCAGGTCGGCTGCCACCAGGTTGCCGTGATCGGCATGGAACAGCGGCTTGCCGTCCGACATTTTCGGGTTGCTGGTCAGCACCGCCCATACCAGATCGCCGATGGTGGCACGCGCCGCGCCGCCCATCGCCATCGGAATGCGGGTCAGCATGTCCATGTCATCGTTAATGATGGTCTGACGGTCAAGGCTGAACAGTTCGCCGTAGGTCGCCAGGGCAATTGGTTCGCCGCGATCTTTCAGGGTGACATATTTATATTCCGCCCCGGCACGCACCTTACGCAGGGTCGGGAAGGCTTCCAGGCCGACACGGTGCGCGGTTTTGAAATCGGTCAGCGTGCCCTTGCGGGTCCACTGGTCAAAGGTTTCGCTGGCCTCATCCCAGCCCATCAGCGCAGCTTTATGCGCCACATCCATCAGGATATTGCCGAAATCGCTGCTGCTGTGGGTGAACGCCAGTCCGACCATCGCCAGCGGTGCCGCGTGACCGGAAATGCCAATTCCACGATCCACCAGGGAGGCACGCGCCAGCTCACGCAGGGTGTAACCGTTGTAGGCGTTATCTTTCTCAGCCTGCGCATAACCCGCACGGGTCATGATAGCCGCGCGGATGGAGTCACCGACCAGATTACCGTTGCCGGCGTGGAGGTGAATGGCCCCCGGACCGGCGCTCGGGGTGGTACCCGCCGCCAGCGCCTGCAGCAGTTTGTCGCGGGCCTTTTCGGCGTTGCAGGTGAAGTCGGCCAGGCATTCCGCCTTCAGCGTCGCGAAGGCCGGGAACGCCTCAAACACGGCTGAGACGGAATTCACGCGCTCCGCGTTCGCCGTCTGCATCTGCTGCTGCAGCTGCTGGGCCAGCGCGGTGATATCGATGTTTGCCATCTGCGGCGCGGGCTGTTGTGGTGCTGGCGGGTTAAGGTTTGCCTGTACCGGCGCGGACTGCTGTACCGGAGCAGGTTGCTGTGGCTGATTCACCGGGGCTTCGGCGCGCGGCGTAAAAAGGGATTTAATCTGTTCTGGCATGTTCTGGTAATCCTTCAGTTTATTTTCATTCACACAGGCCGCGGCCTGCAGTTCAGGTTCAAGCGTATCGGCGAAACCTTTTTCCACCGCCTCGGCACCGTTAAGCCAGGTCTCCGCTTTCAGCATCGCTTCCAGCTCCTCCTGCCCCAGTCCGGTTTTGTTCATGTAGGCGCTGAGCATCAGGGCTTCGTTACGATCAAGCCAGGCGGCGTAATCGCGCATGTCGTCAGAATCCCCGGCGATACCGCCCCACGGTTTGTGGACCATGATCCAGGCGTTTTCCGGCATGTGCACCGTGGCGCCGGGCAGGCAGACAATCATCGAGGCCATGCTGGCTGCCACGCCGTCCACCCAGATATCCACCTTCGCTTTCAGCCGCGACAGGGTGTTGTAAATGGCAAAACCCTGCATGACATCGCCGCCGGGGCTGTGGATATGCAAATCCACCGCGCTGGCCTCAAACACCCCCGCCTCTTTACAGTCGGCGACGAACTGCTGGGCAGTGATGCCCCAGCCGCCGATCACGTCGTAGAGGAAGATTTCGACCCGTCCGGCAGCCAGCGCGCGGATTTCGTACCAGCACTGGCCGTTTGCCGCATCGACACCCGCCAGGCTGGCGCTGGGGTTAATCATCATCGTCCGGCTCGCGCCGTTTATCGTCTGGTTTTGCCGTTGCATCTGGCGCTCCTTTGTCATTGGCGGCGTCGGAATCAAACACCAGCCCGTGTTTACGGTTAAATTCAGTTTCACGCAGTCGCTGGCGCTTAACCTCCTGAGGATTTTTCCCCCTGGCCCGCGCCCATTCCGCTTCAGTACCGGCACCGCCACGCACAATGGCTTTCCAGGCATTAGCCTCTTTACCCGGATCAATCCACGGCATCACCGGCCCGAGATAAAGCGCGTTATAGAGAGAATTCGGATCCACATCCGGCGGGACTTCAATGCCGCTCAGCAACGCCATCGCCAGCCATGCGCGGTAAACGGGGCGGCTGTGCTGGCCGACAAACCACTGTTGCAGGACGTTGTACCCTTCGAAGCTCTCCACCAGCTCCTGTCGCTGGGAGCTGTAGGTGCCGTTATAGTCCCGGGCAATGCTGGAATAGCTGCCGCGTGTACCGGCGGCCACGGCCCGCATCTGTCCGTTTCGGAATTCATAGAGGTGAACGTTCGGGCGGTTTGACTCCACCATGCCCAGATCTTCGCCGGGTCGGAGTTCGTCGTAAATCATGCCCGGCGCGATATCGTAGTGGCGCTGACCGCCGGGGGTTGAAAACTCACTTTCATCGCCAAGGGACTGCGCATCGCCACGCTTGATATAGAACCCCAGCGCAGCGGCAATACGGGCGGCCACGCGCTCGCTCTCTTCATAATCCTTGATGTCCGAAAGACGGGTAATGACCCCGTGGATCAGGCTGATACCCCGCAGCTGGTGCAGTCGCTTGCGCTGTGCCAGGTGAAGCATGTTGTCAGCTGAGACGGTTTTCAGGTCGGCGCTGAACCGCGTCATGTTCGCCGGGTGGTATTTGTAAACCCGGTACCCGACAGGGCGGCCCCAGTCGTTCACGATGATGCCCTGCCGAACCTGCTGGCCGGCGGTGCTGTTCAGGTTGAACGGTACAAAATCCGCCTCCAGCATTTCCAGCGAGAACGGTACGGAGGTGGCATGCTGCAGGCCCGGCACATTTCCCCTGACCAGCTGCGTGAACACTTCCCCGTCACGCAGCGCAGAACGCAACAGCAGGCGCTCGGCTTCCGGCCGGGTAAACATGCCAGTCACTTCCGGACGCACCGACCATTCCGCCCAGAGTGCCGAAAGCTGCCCGGCAAAATCGGAATGGAGATTGCCCTCCAGATCGAGTGGCTGGGGCTCAACATGGATGCCGTGAGCACCAATTACCCGGTCTTCCATTTTGTCGAACAGGCCGATCACGAGGTCATGGTTTTCATCGAGCCAGCGGGCCTGTTCCCGCAGGGACTGGCCGGCTGAAAATACCGAGGTGTTCGCAGACTGGCTTTGCTTTTTGGCCTTGTGCAGCCGTGACGGGTTGGCCGCTTCATACGCATTAAGCCGAAGTCTGTCCCGTGCGCGCGCCGCTGCCCACCCGGGGGAAATAGCCCCCAGTGTTCTTTCAAGAATGCCCATAGAACGCCTTACAGAAAGTTAGCGAGTTTGTACGAACCACCACGGCTATTGACCGCCCGCCAGCGACGCTCCCAGTATTCAAGCTCGTCGCGCAGCGCTTTCGGGTCGTGGTTGGTAATGGCGCGACCATTTACGCCGGTAAAGGAGATACTCTTGCCGTCCAGCGAATCCTGGTAGGCCTGACGCACCATCAACAGCGTTCTCCAGATGTCGTCTTTCGTCACAGCCAGCCCCCCTTACCGGAAGATCCCAGCCAGCTGCCGGACAGTCCGGCGCCCTTTTCAGGTTCAGCCTGGACAGTCGACTGAACAGGTTTTGTTTTTTTCACGGTTATCTCCCGGGGGCGTTCCCCTTCATGAATATTTGGGTTGAGATCCTGCGGCTCAGCCCAGGCAGGGGGTTTTTCCCAGTCACGAATTTTTTCGTAGCCGCGCAGAACCGCAACGGCATGGGCATAGCAGAACAGGTCAAAGGCTTCGTTGGCGCCCTTGCCAGGCTTCCGCCATTTACCGTCCACACCGCGCTCTTCGTAGGTAAGTTCCTCGTAGAACCATTCACCCAGCCAGTCAGGAAAATGGATATAGCCCGCACCGGGGGTCTCACGGTCCAGATTGTTGCTGAGCTGATCTTTGAGCAGGTCGGTCTGCAGCAGATACACCGGCACCTCGCCACGCGCATCGGCGCGACGGTCGCTGCGTTCGGTATTATTCGGGTGGGTTTTGGTAATGATTTTCTGGCGCTTTGTGCTGTCGCCCTTGACCAGATAGACACGCTTACCCAGGCCGTCACGGCGGCACTGTCGCCAGAATTTATAGGCGTTGTCGGTTACGCCCTCTTCACCGCCGCTGTCGACGGCCATGGCCAGCACCGGCATACGGCGCGTCGGATCAGACTGAAGCGCATACGTTTTTTCCAGCACATCGGAGACCAGCAGCTGCCAGTCCTCCGGATACGCGCCGGGATGGATCGGCTCCGCCTCACCATGCTCATTGCAGCGCAGCGACTGGCGGATGTTGTAGCGGTCCACCAGCCAGCGCTCACCGTTTTCGCCATAACCGATAATCTGCACGACGAAACGGCGTTTTTTACCGCCCTGGACGTCAACTGCCGCCAGCAGGAAACGTACTTTTGGCGGGACCAGGCGTTTACCGTAATCCTCAGCACGCAGCATCAGCGCATCGGCGCGTCGCTGTTCACTGGCCGAGCGCGGCAGATACGGTAACCCCCAGTCGGTGTTGATCACCGCCTTGAGGGTTTCTTCGCTGCCGGTCGCTTCATACTCCTGCTCAGCGGTCAGCAGTTTGTACACCAGCTGCGCCCAGGTCTGGTATGCAGCGGCGGGGCCTTCCATCCAGAACGACGCTATTCGCGAACGGCGCGGCTCACCGGACCGTACACCCTCACGGTCAATCTGCTCCCCTTCGCGCAGCCAGACCCCCAGACCATTCAGCTCACGCTTTTTGTCTGCGGTGATCACGCCATTACAGTGCGGGCACTGCAGGAAGGCAGACTCGCTGGCCTTTAGCGGATCCGGGTTATCCCGATAGCCGGTCATCGCGGTCATTTCTGGCTGGAAATAGTCACCACAATGCGGGCACGGCCAGTACCACCGACGACGATCGCCACGGTTATAGAGGGAAAGAATGCCGGTGGTCGCTGGTGCCTCATGTGGCGTCTTACGTCGCCACTTGCTGTCACGAATGTCACGTCCCGGTGAGCTCTCCACCAGCGTCATCCCGGCGGACATAAAGGTGGTGGTACGCTTGGAGGCCAGTGAGAAGCCATCACCCTCACTGTCGATATTCTCCGGAAAGCGGTCGTAATCGGTTAAGGCGACAAACCGGTAATCCGACGACGACATAATGTTGACTGAGGGCCAGCCAATTTTAAGGAATGAGCCATCCCTGAACGTCTTATCATGGACGTTATTGTCGTTGCGACGGGGGCTCATTCTTTTCTTTACCGCCGCGCTGCTTCTGAAGGTTCTGTCGAGACGCTTTTTAGAGTGCTCGCGGGCCTTATCTTCGGTCATCTGCACGACGAGCATGTCCGAAGGATCGCAGACGATGGTATAGACAATCCAGCCATCGATCAGGCCGATTGTCTTCCCGGTTCGCGCAGGACCAACAAAAATCACCGCGTCGTATTCACGCGATGACAGGCAATTCATGGGTTCGATGATGTAGGGCGTCAGTTCAGGATCCCATGGCACCGAGTTACCGGCCCCCTTGGGAACGCGCATGAATTTTTTAACAGCCTCCGAAATCGGCATGCGACGTGGTGGGGAAAATCCTGCCGATATGTCCCTGCCAAAATTTCGGGCTGATGAAAAACCCATTATTCCTCCTCGCGGCTTTCTCCTTCCTCGTCCGGAATTAATTCAGCGGCACAGGCCTCGTAGGACTTTTCCTGAAGGGTGTACCGCAGGTCATCAATGGACTGCTGAACAACACCAACAGCCTGGGGCGTCAGGGCACAATCGCGCTCCAGAATATCCGGAATGGTCTCCAGAACCTGAACGACAGCCTTTCTCATAGACGAATAGACGATGACCACTTCATCGACGGGGATGAGTTTTCGCTGTTCCTTTTCCAGCTTGATCCTTTCATTTTCAGACTGGTACCAGTCCTTTCTCTCTTTCGGCTCCATCTGGGATGGATCATGAACAGAGTCTGCTGCCTCATGCTTCGCGCCGAACAGGGCGGGTCCAACATGCTGCAGGGCATAAACGGGATTACCCCTGACAGTCGCAGCCACCGGGATGTTGGCGGCGAGGAGCCGTTTTTTCACGGTGTCACGGTGAAGCCCAAAGGCCTCGGCTATTTTAAAAACGCTCCAGTGATAGGCATCACCGATCCCGCTAACATTTGACATAGGCAACTCCGTCTGGCAGGTGAATGTCAGATTTATTTATGTATTTCAGTTGATTGCAAACTGGTCTAATGACAGGGAGAAAAAATTTATATACAGGTCATTCTGGTGATTATTCAAAACTATCAGCAAGTTAACAGACCTGCCGCCGCCGCCATGAAAATGCAAAAACTAGCCGTTTTCCGCGTGTCCTCGCCCCCTCGGTGTTCAGAATCGCCAGGAGTACCTTTTGATTTGAGAATATTTATCACTTACAATTCTGGTGTAAAGGATATGCAATAAAAGTTTTTCTGCGCTAATTCCTATAAGCAGGAGTGTGAAATGTATTGCCCTAATTTGCTTCAATTACTATACCTATCGGTCAGCGCCATCGTCTTTTTTTTAGGTCTTTTTCTCCTTAACTTAAGTCGTAAAGGGACTGGCAAGACAGACATGATGCTCTACAAATATACATTCAGACCAAATTTATCTTTACATATGCGATGGGGGAAATCTCCAACAGGCCACAATGCCTATAAAGAACTTGAGCAACATTCGAGAGATGTCTTACTTGATTTAAGAAACGCGGGATATAAAACAGTGAGATTTACATCTCATCTGATAAGAAAAGGAAGCGAGAGTAAGCTTCGTGAATTTCTTTCTACCGAAAAAATGTCTATCGTTCAACTAAACTACATCCCAACACCTTTACCACATTACGCAATTATTCAATTGGAAATGTTAATTACAAGAAAGAGAAAAATAAAAGTTAACAAAGTGAGCGGAAAAATAATAATAAAACTCAACGATTAGCTTTAGCGCTCTCCTCCTGGCAGTTCGCCTGCCACGCTTTGTTATGCGCCAGGATGTCTCCTTTCGTCTGGCGGTCCAGTACATCCCAGTCGTGTTCCGTGCCGTAGATGGGTTTAACCCAATCGCAAGCCGTGTCCACTACCTCAACCTTTACGGGTCCAGTTGTCCCGCAGCTCGCGATCAACATCGTCACCAGGCATATGGTTAACAGTCTGCTGTACATTGCTGGCCTCTTTCGTTGTCTCAACCCGGCGTTCTGCTGCTGCGACCTTTGCCGCTGCGTTATCTTCAGTGCGCTGCTGATCTGCTTTTGCTTCCGCTTTGCTGGTGCCGCGGATATGGCCCAGTCCGAAAGCGCCAGCGATGGCGGCTATGACTGCTGCAGCAATACCAATTAAAGTTTCAAACCCCATAGTGACCTCACACCAGCACAGATTTCGCCAGGTTAAACAGCGCGCGGCGTTTATCCAGCCCGTTACGTCCGCCATTGATAAGCAGCGTGACGCGCTCCACGTCGCCGGAATGAAGCAGACAACAGCGGGAAGCATAGAACCACGCAGCTGAGCGCGCGGCATATTCATCCTGTTCCAGCAATTCAGGCTGGGTTACAAGGTCCAGCTTCAGCGCGTGACCACAGTTGCGGTAATTGCTGAGCCCGGTGATTTGCTTCAGGCCGCGACCGCGATATTTCCAGCCATCACCCGCGGTCTGGTTGCCCAGGTTCTTTTTACCCCACTCGCCACCGTAAACCAGATTGGCTATCGCTTTTTGATTGGCCGGTTGCGTTGCTGTTCTGCCAAGTGCGGCGGCCTGCTGTGGGGTAATGCGGTGACTGCCGAACGTCGGCAGTAAGTTTTCAGCCGCGTAATTCAGATTTTCCACCAGTCGGGTAAATCTGGTGCTTTCATGCCCCATCTGGGCAATAAACATGGCCTGATCAAGCGGTGCGGTTATGCCGTATTCCTTCATGGCGGCGTCGATATGCGGAAACCAGCGCGCAGCTAACTCGGCGCTGATACCTGCCGCCTTTTGAAATTGTGTTTGGTTCACGTTGTGCTCTCTCCAGTAATACGAGCGATATTGCCACCCGCTCGCCAGACAGCTACGCAGACAACAACATTAATGAGGATTTCACCGTAATCGACCTGGACATAATCGCCGTGCCAGATTCGAAAGGCGGTATAGGCTGGCGCCAGTATGAGACCGTAAGCCAGGAACTCCATGATTCGGCGGCGGCGCATGCTCCGTTTACGGAAAAACATCAGCCGGCCCGAAATCATGATGCAGGCCAGTGCATTAAGGTGAAGCAGCAACCATGGATAGTTCTGCAGTAGCCACGTCATTCTTCCCCCTTCACGCCGGGCAGATTGCCTGTTTTTGAGCGGGCAAGAATGCGCAGCAGAATAGTCACGGAAACCGTAGAGGCAGCCAGCGCGCCAATCGCCGGTGAAACCTTGATGGTCACAGGCGGGCTAAGCTGGTTGAGACTGGCGTTTATCAAGGCGGCGATAATCTCCGAGGCAGTTCCGGCACAGTAAATTCCGCCAATGAACGAAATAAGTGCGAAGAGTATCTGCTTCCAGATTTTGTGGTCTTCGGAACTGAGGATGTATAACGCCGCCCCGGCGAGTGAGCAGACCATTACTGCAGGTGTGGCTTCAGGAAATAACGTGGCGAAGGTAATTCCGGTAGTCCCGGCGGCCACGCCTGCCGTTACCGTTGCAGATATTGGTTCTGCGGACATTTTGCCCCCTCTTATTGCTGTTGATCCTCTCAGAAAAATTGAGGGGAAATAAAAAAGGCCGCCCGAAGGCAGCCTCTGTATAGATGATTTGATTACATTGGCGGGGTCAGTGGCCCCTGTAAAACCTCAGCCTCGCCGTCATTGCAAATATCGTACCCCTGAGTCAGATGCCATATACCCCTGATGATTCGCCCCGTTTGGAGGTCTTCCGTTTCGCCATCAGTGTAGTAGGCAACCTGAACCCTGCCGTTGTGTTGTATCCAGTAAAAACCTTCTTGCATAGGTAACCCTCCCTCGCCAGGAAGAGTTTAGCCTTCATAGTTGCAAACTGGTGTTAGAATTACTTAATACTAAATGAAGTAAATCACTGTCCTACCATCAAGGGCTCGCCCCCCGCACCACGGAGGTAGAAACTCCGTGTTCTGTCCCGTTGAGTTAATGGCTGCAAAAAAAAGACCAGCGTTAATCACTGGTCAGGGTCATGCAGTTGTCTCTGCATTACGGACCGAAGTCCGCGCGATATAATTATTGTATCGAGAGCATTATCAAATGCCTCAGAAATGATAGCACTGATAGAGAAAGTTATACCAACCGGTAAAAATGCTCCTGGCAGGTGGTGAATTGTCTTATAAGAGCGCAAGGAAAGTTCTGATAATTTACGCCTGACAATCCTTGCAATAGTTTCAAGCCCTTACGAAGAGGCTAAGAGTACAAAAAACATGTATTCTTCTTTCTCATTTTTACTATTTTTAATTACTAGGCTGGTGTTAATCGTCAGCGAATAGTCCTAAATTAAGGAAAGCCCATTGAGCGCAAAACAAAAATCAGGATTGCTGGTTGTTGCATCCATCTTTCTTCCGCTGCTGCTGTGTGCCTGCAGCACCCCATCTTCTCAAGGGTTAACCAGTGCTATTACTGATCGCGTACCGCCAACGATTAGCAACACCAGCTTTAAAAAACAAGACACCCCTCTTCCCTACGAGGTGCAGCTGTCCGGGACCAGTGACGACCGTATGCTTTGTGATAATTGCGGCAATACCGGAAAAAAAGTTCTGATCAGGGCGGTGAGAATCTCACCCAGTACAACATGATGGTACAGACCGCATATTTCGATTTTTTATGTAGCAACCCATTCCCATTGGGTGGGTGTATGGCAGGGGCATGGGTTGCCATACACAAAAACCTTGTCAGGCCTTATGTAGAAAGGATTTGGCTTGGTAGTGACTCCGAAATCACTGATCTCAAACCTTCTAACGATCAGCACAGAACCTTGTTACAGGTTACCTACCAGGATGGCACGCAGAAGGTTTTTGTATTCGATAACGATAAATAACCTAAAGCTGCATAACAATCACAGGGCTAAGCGCAACAGGGAAGGAATCCTTTGAGCTGAAGGAACAGCAACTAGCCCACAGAGACAGTCACACTGACCGTTCCCTATGGCTCACCCCTGAAAGGCTCTGTGGTTGAATTGCGCCGAGCGTGGCGCGGGTATGAAAAAGGCCGCCGATTGGCAGCCCTTAAAATGCAAAAAACCCCGCCGAAGCGAGGTTTAGAATTTTGTAACGTCATGGGCGTAATAACCCAGCGTTGAAACGAGATTAGCCATTTTCCGCCAGATTTGCAATACCAACTTTTGCGAAGCCATTTCTTTAGCAAAAAGTGCTATTCGAGCAAGCTTCGCCAAAACCACATTATTCCTATCCAAAAGTAAACATGCTGTTTACTGACATTACCTGTAGGGTAATTTCGCCAAAAATGACGGCATCATGCAAAAACACCCATACAAATAATCGCAAACGTGCAGGGATCACACAACAAAGAATATTGAAATATAGCTAAGCTTGCTTATACACTGGCCGCCGATAACCAAGGTTATCTTTCCGGCATGTTGGTGGTGTTGGGAAATCATTTCATCGCTTCGAAGTTAGGAGCGAAAGGAGGCTTACATGAGAACAGTAGCGAGACGATCGATACAGACGATTGAGCATAGAACTCAAGTCGTCGGTTCTTTTGTGGACTCAAACACAGCGAAAGAGTTCTTCGTGAGAAGGTTGAGTGATCGCGTCTCCCCATCTCGTCAGCTTTTTATCGTTACGATAAACAATGATGTCTGCAATGGCGACGTTATCCCATTTGCTGAAATTTCCCTGTCTAACGATAAGATGCGTTATGTGGTTAAGCCGTCAACTCAGTACCCTCAATACGCGCAAGACGGCTTACTCAAACGAATTGAAGCCGCTATTGCCCTATACATGAAGAACTACAGGGAAAAAAACTATCATTAAAGGCTGATGCATGGCTCCAGCATTAATACCTACTTATAGCAAGGATCTGAGCATCACGCCTTTTGGTGAAAAGCTCCTCATAGAAACTTTCTATTTTTTCACCCTTGAAGCAGGGCTCCTCCGGGCTGATGAATACATCGTCACTGCTGGCGATTATCACTACTATCTGGATGTTTACCAACTCGGTTGCACAACCGATGATTTTTTCCAGGAACATGGTGATCAGCTTCTTGATTCCGGCGCGTCTATGCAGGATGTTGTAAACACCCTGCTCTCCTTTGACATGGTTGACGATAACAAGACCATTAAGATTGGACGGATCCAATATAACGATTTTAATTTTATAGAAGAAAACGGTCAGATGATGACCGGCAAGCAAATTAAAAGCGCTGTCATAAATCAGGATTTCCAATCAACTGGTCTCGCCAGATTCATCTACGTCATGCTCACTAAAAAGCATGAGTACCTCATATGCGATAACGTCCAGAGCGTTGCCGGTGGTGCATTATGGGCAAGTAGCATTCTTAGAATTGCAGTGGTAAGAATTTACGATTCAAAGACGAAAAAATTTGTTGATATCCTTGGTCATGGAGGAATGGGTTTCTCGGGCCTAATACCTTGGAGTTCTCAGAACCTGTCTATTGATGATGTCGTAAGGTGGGGGAGAGCTTTGGATGACAAAAACTGTTGTCGCCATATCGTTCATGTCATATGCAAAGACAAACTCATTGATTACGATTTTCATGATTACGTCTCTTACAGCAGCGAAGAGTTTGAGTAACGCAGCTGTACCTGTTTACCTCCCTCAGCCGATGTCCGGGGGAGGCAATGTAAAGCATAATATTTTCCTGACCTACCTTGTAACTTGGCTAAGAACTTTTTCTGCGTAAGACTCTTCAATGTAGCAATGCTCCACCAGCCTCTCAAAAAATAGCTTGTAGTTGCGGCGCCATGTCGTTTCGGTAACGTTAAGCGCTTTAAACACCTCGGTATCTTTTAGGCTTGGATACCCTCTCCCTGAACAGCGCGGGCATTTTTTATAGACCGGCACACCTTGAAGCTCTGATTTTTTCTTATCCAGCACCACGCCGCGCCCACGGCAGCGACACTCATTTTTCTCGTAGCCTTTTCCGTTACAGCTCTTACATACAACACGGACCTGCTCACGAACCTCTTTCCAGACCTCCCAGTCTGAGGCAGATATGCCTTTTGTATTCCTCACCCACTTTGGCGGCTTGCCGTCTGGATAGGTAACTTTGTTCGTGAATACCTCCGCCACAACAAACTTCTCACCGGCGCAGCTGCTGCACTTAACCAGGCTGGCGGCACTTAGTGAGTAGTCGCGGAAAACGTACTGCGCCATGGTGCTGAGGAAAATCACCCTGTCCGTTTCTGACATTTTACGCAGCGGCGCATGCCGTTCAGCTCGCTGCATGGCCAGTTGCTGAATGTAGGCGACGATATTATCCGGTGACATCACACCGGCCTTAGCCAGGTACAGCTCAATTCCGACTGCAGCTTTTGATGTAAGCAGGCCTAATGATGCCATTACATCTGTTATGGTCAGCGTATCAGTAGTTTTTCCGCAGGGAACGGCACCGGGTAACATCGATTTTGGTGAGAAATACTTCGGTAGACTTTCCAGCTTCATTTTATGTCCTCGATAATTATCATTCCGGTTTCACCCCATATTTTTGATGTCCGGGCGTCCCAAATGTGGGCGTCATCCTCAAACAAGGCGTCCAGTAGCGATTTTGTAAGATTGTCCAGATCGGGCTTTTGCTGATGAGGTTTTCCATCCATCGCCGCGCGTTTTTTCTTGCTCCAGCTCTTCGGCATTGGCAAAACGAAAGTGATGTGCGCGCCGTTCTCCGGCACCTGGATCCCATGAAGACGGGCCTCATCGCAAAACATGCGGTAGCGCATTACCGGTGGGCGCTGTTTCCATCTGTCAGCGCGAGTCATTCTGGGCTTTCCAATCGGGGTAATGATGTATTTAGGCATGGGCGTCCTCACCCAGTTCGCGGAGGACCTGCTTCAGCAGTTCTGCTTCCGTACCGTGTTTCGCTTCCCAGGCGCGGCGGCCAGCATGAATCGCCACACCATAACCGCCGTTGCGATGATGCATATGGCACAGGGGTATTGATTTCCGATGGTCAGCGCGCTGGCTTGTGCCCTGCCCGGTTCGAATGTGGTGGATTTCCGCAGGCGTTTCGCCCAGGTTCTGATTGCGGCATGCGATGCAGCCCAGTGCGGCCACGCGCGAAAGATGGAGGTTATCTGCTTTCTTCATGCTGGACCACCAGCATAAGCAGAAACACCGCGCATAGACTGGCGGTGTGAGTAATTCGAGGTAGTTCTTTGCGCCATCACTTTTCTCCGGTGATGGTGCGACAGGCGCTGGTTGCTCAGGCCAGCTTGATTATTATAAATCAGTTGTCAGGGTTGCGGAAGCGCTCAGCATGCTGCAGGAGAGATTCGCGGGTAATCAGTATTGCTTCGAGCGGGATAGGTATCACGATAAAAGAACCATCGTCATTGGTCACTACCTCATAACGTCCAGCGGGGCGAACGGCAGCTATTAATTCTTGCTCATTCATAAGGCAAAATCCTATTCAATTCAGTCATCCCCGAAACGCCGGGGTCAGCCCTTTTCTCCCTGCGCACTGAACGTTACTGAAGCAGCCCTTCTCGCGAACGCTTAATAGGTTAGATAGACCAATTAGCCGTAATTGGTCTGTGTAACCGATCTGCTTTCAAGACACAGGAATCAGATCCAGCCCTCTAAATCACAGGCCGATTGTCAGTATCTGTCACACGATTCAGGAGGTGCGTTACCACGCCCATTACGGTTGCATCGTCCAGCGCATCGCCCTCGATAGCCTCTCCATCCTGAGTGATCAGCGCTTTCCCCTGGACTTTTGCGAAATCCAGAATGCCGCAGAACGAAATCAGGACGGTGTCACCCACTTCCGGCTTTCTGGCGACGTTTATGATCGCGTACCCGGCTGATGTTTCGATGGTGCGGCAGTTGCCGTCATAGCCGCAAAGGCTGGTGATTGTGAGCGTCTGTTCTGCGTAGTCTGCTGCTGGTGATGGAAAACCCATGATAACCACCCCTGACAATTAACTGTATATTTATACAGTAACACCAAAAAAACGAGGGTCAAGATTTTGGGCGCAAAAAACCCGCCGAAGCGGGTAAGTGCTTAATCAATAATCAATTCTTCTCATAGACAGCACCACCAGCAGGATTAAAACAACCAGCCAGACTGCGCCTGATAACAGCTCCATCAGGTACACTGTTTCACCTCCTGCAGAGGCGCTGCAGGCTCCTTAACGAAAATGATCCAGTGGGTTTTGTCGTTCTTCCCGGTACGCTGGCCGATCGCAGGTTTCTCTTCTGTAAGCTCCAAAATCTGGCTCACCGGGATCTGCGTTTCATTCCATTTGAAAATGAGCACACCGTGTGGACGCAACACTCGGAACGCCTCTTTGAAACCAGCGCGCAGGTCTGAACGCCATGTATTTTTGTTCAATCGTCCATATTTTTTCCCCATCCATGCCGTTTGACCAACACGCTCAAGATGTGGAGGATCAAACACAACAACCGGGAACGACGCATCTGCGAACGGCAGCGCGCGGAAGTCAGCAATCAAATCAGGACGGATTACCAAGCGGCGGCCGTCGCATAATTCGTGCTCTTCGCTGCGAATATCGGCGAAGAGCGTGCGCGTATCGCGTTTGTTGAACCAGAACATGCGGGAACCGCAGCACATATCCAGGATTGTTTGCTCAGACATGCTCACTTTGCCTCCACTAACTCTTTCCATTTTTCTTGAAGCAACTGCCGGGCCGCTGCCTCTCCATCAGGCGGGAACGAAAATCCCGCGCGGACTCCTGGGCAACCGTTAGAACAGCGGACCTCTGCCGATCCCCAGTTCATCCCCCGGCAGCGAACCCTCAGTGAAGGAGCCATTCCGCATTCAGGGCAGTTCGGTAAATCAGTCATTCCCCTGCCCCTCCAGCAGATGTTTGTGGCGGCGCAGCTCGCGAACGGCAGCCTGAAGACGTTGCAGATTCGACAGCTTCGCTTTCGTGCGGCGGATTTCAGTCGAGATATAACGCGATGACGGAATAATCAGATCATCCGGACGGCTGACGAAAGCCGGGATATCCCCAATAATTTCTTCAAGGGGTTTGCTTTTCGGAGCCGATGCGGCCTTGAATTCCACTGCCGCGGGCTCCTGCTGCTCTGGCTGTATTACCGGTTCACCCGCCAGGCTCCAGGTGATGTTTTTACCGTCAACATGGCGCAGGACCAGACCGTCCTTGCACATTGCACCCAGCGATGCATTCAGGGCTCGCGAACCTTTTCCCAGTTTTTCTGCGACCTGATTGGCCGTCATGGCCCCCTGCCCCTGCATTGCTGCCAATACCCTCTCCACCAGCGGCGATGGCTGCTTGGGTCTGATTCGCTTCGGCTTCAGCTCCTTCGCGGTACCGACTGACCATGCCCCATCGAAGAAATCACACAATCCCTGCTGTTTGTGCTCGCGCAGCATGTTCAATGCTTCAACGGGCTCGATCTTCAGACGGGCAGCAACCTCGCGATATGTCGCTTTTTTCATGGCTTTCAGTGCATCCAGTACGGTTTCCATAATTTTCTCCTCAAAATTTACTTAACAGGTCTCAGGTGGCTAACGTTTCCGCGATAGCTCTCCCAGTCAAA